TCTCTCAAAAACAACGGGGATCCCATTACGGTTATTTCTTTCATGATATGTTTTCTCCTTTCGTTGAAAAGCTGGGACAGCGCCAATTTTCCTGCGGAAGAAAGGCGCAGTCCCGTTTTTCTGTTTTTAATTAAGTCATGGTTATCAGGCAACTTGACTGCCAGTAACCATAACCCACGTTGCGACTCGCCCAGATGCCGTACTGGTGTTTGTCTTCATCGAATTCCAGCTCGGAGCCTTCGCCTTTTGCTGATACCTGCAGGGGCACTTCCTCCTGGCGGATCAGCGGCTTGTTGGCACCATCCGCGCGGAATACGGCAAACTGCGAAGTCCAGGAAGTGAGTCTTGCGTTCCCTGTAACAGAAAGGTTGAAATCCCTGAGATCGAGCTGTGAAGATTCGCCGGACCCAAGCAACTGCATCCCGAGGGCATTTTTCGCGGGGATCCAGAGACTGATGGGCGTCATAACCGTAAAACTGCGGGCGTCCTCGTTCATGGGTTCGCCTTGATCATCCAGAAACCCGAGAATCGCCGCGACAGCTTTGATAATACACTGCTGCATCTCTTCCGGGGACGGCACCGTTGTGGTTCCATGCTTGGCAGCGGGCAGGTCTGAGATGTCGATCGAAAGATCATTATCCTGTGTTCCGGAATCGCCTTCGCTGTGATCGGTGTCGAAGAAATACTGGCCATCGTAACAGGTGGCTGCCGCGCCATTTGCGATCAATGTCGAAAGCAGTTTTGCCCAGTGGGTATTCGCCCGACCGGCAAGCTGCATGATCCTCTGCCTGACTTGGCTGGTCTTGTCCCTGCGAAGCCAGTCACCGAGGATTTCCACGGTTGCCTCAAATTTCTTGTTGGCAATAGTCAGACCGTTTTCACGGAAGCCCTTTGCCTGACGCCCGCCAACCCATTCACGCATTGCAGGGGAGGCCCCCAGCCAGGCGTATTCTTCCGATGCCTGGTCGGAATCGAAAGGCATGGAAAGATTGCCGACCCAGGAGCCGTCTGTGACGTCGGCAAGATATTGAAATATCATGCCGATTATCTGTCGTTCAGTGATTTTGTACATGAGTTTTAATCTCCTTTTCTTTTATTTTTTACTTTCCGAGTGTGATCAGCAGTACGCCGTCACCTTCGGCGAAGGTCGTGGTGCTCGCCGCTTCGATTGAAATAGTGTCGGTATCCTTGAATCCCGCCTTATCGGTTATAGCCGCTCCCGCGACAATTTTTCCAAGAGGCGTACAGGCCGCCGATGTCAGCGCCACCGTTCCGCCGGTCAGGTTGGTGGTTCCGATCTCCGCGTTCAGCGTGGATGCCTTGGCCCCTGTCGTCACCGGATCGTGGACCACGAAATCAAGGGCCTTGATTCTGCCGTTGAAGCCGGGGGCAAAAGTCGTTACGACATCCCCGTCCGCGAGTTTCGCAAGAGTGATCGGGATCGATATAACCGTTATTTCCTCGGATTTCTTGGCATCGAACGCGACAATTCCGACACCGCTCGATACGTACCGGGTAACGTGCCCGATGAATGTCCCGATGCCCACCAGATTAAAGGTATTGTCATCGCTGGCATACACTGGTCTGCCGACATCGGTAATCGCCAGCCCGGAAACACTGAGCTGGATCTTGCCGGACTCCAACAGTTTGACATTCTTGTCACCGGCGGATCCGGAAGAGTTGTCACATTTTTCCAGCGCGAATCCCCTGAAGGGATCACCGGAAACGAGGGGCCTTATGTAACCGCTCGCGTTATCCCCTCCGACGGCGCCCTGATATATAATATCAGCGGCTATTATCGGGAGTTCATTGTGATCTCCCAGCTCCCAGGCTCTGGGTGTATTTTTTGTTAAAGTCCCCATATTAATTCACCTTCCTTCCGAGTATTTTGACTCGATTTTCTGAGACACCTTGTTTAAAGGCGGTATATGTTTCAACGCTCTTGAACTCCTTCTGGAGTTTGGCGTCTTTCTCATATTCCGCCTTCCATTTTTCAGGGCCTTCTTGCAGGTTCGCAGCGCTATTATCTGCGCCCGCGCCGTCGGTTGCAATGTGCGTGACGGGATCGATTCCGTCTGCGGCAAGTGCGGCGGCGGCGTTCTGCCTTACGGCGTTTTCGGCCTGTACCAGTTTGACGGCGGCTTCGGCTGGCGTGGTTTTGCCGTCGAATTTCAGATCCTGGATCAAGGCTTCGTGACCGGGCATTGCCAAGTCTTCGATTCCCTTGATACGTTCTCTTTCTGCCTGTGCGCCGGCTTTCAGGGCCTCTTCCCTGCTCTCTGCCCTGCCTGTTTCGATTCCGGCCAGGGAGCCTTCCGCGAGACCTTCCGCTTTTCCGGCCTTCGAGCCTTCCTCGAAAATGAGTTTGTAGAGATCAGGATACTTTTCCTTAAATTCTTTTAAGTCCATTTCGTACCTCCATATTTAGTTTTTGGAGTCGGGCTGCTTCCCCGGCTTCACGCTGCAGCACCGGCAACGTCGTATTTATGAGCTGGTCAAAAGTGGAAACACCGTCCACCAAACCAGCGTTAAGCGCTTGTCTACCGATAAAGATCTTCCCATCGGCCATGTTTTCGAGTACGTCTTCAACGGATCTGCCGCGGTATTTCGCGACGTCATTGACAAAGATTGAATAAACGTAATCAACCTGATCCTGTAAATATGCTTTTCCTTCTTTTGAAAGGGGTCTGTTTCCGGTCGCGATCCGTTTGTATTTGCCGGCAAAAATGTCGGTTTCTTTGAATCCAGATTTCTCGTCGGCCTGTGAATAATCGAGATGAGTCATGATGACGCCGATGGAGCCGATCTCCGGCATGTCTCCGGAGATATAAATCTTGTCTGCCGCCGCTGCGATGTAATAGGCGGCAGAGAAGATCATCCCGTCGGTGTAGGCGATGATCGGCTTCTGTCCCCGAGATGAATAGATCAGTTCGGCCAGCTCCTGTGTCCCGTCCACGGTCCCGCCGGGACTGTCGATGTAGGGCAGAATGGATTCGACCTCGTCGTTCGCGAGAGCGTCTTTGAACATAATCGCGATATCTGTGGTCGAGGCGCTGGAAAAGAAAATAGAGAACAGGCTGGATCGTTTGGATACAACGCCCTTGACCGGGATAATCGCTACGCCGTTTATGATATCGTACTGATATGGTTCTTTACTCTGCCGCTCTCCAATGGCGAGGGCAAGCTGTGTCTCAATCGCCTTGATGTCGATTTTCTCTCCGCGAATGTGCGCCTGATATATCGCCCGGATCTCGGCCAGTTTGTCCGGCGCAATCATCCAGGGGGCTGTCATGATGTCAAGTAGTTTCATAAGTTTTTCCTTCCGACTTTCCCGGGGACAGTCCCGGGTTTTGCTTCTCAAAATTCCTGGGACAGTCCCCTAATCATCCTTTCCGTCGTCCGGTGGATCTGTCTCCGGCTTGTCCTCAACGATCAGACCGGCAGCAAGGCGCGCGTTGTGTTCTTTGACGCTTTGCGGATGTAGCACATCCCAATCTCTGCCCATTTCAGCGGCTTCGATAGACAGGTTCGAGGTTCCCATATTAACCCTCTTTTCGGCGGCCTTGACTTCTTTTAGCTCGTCGATCTGGCCCTTCGCCGGGCCTACCCACTGGGCGCCGAGGTACGCTTTTCGGATTATCGGATCGGTAAGGAAACCCGGGGCGGCGATCCTACCGGTAACAACGGCTTCGTACATCCAGACTTCGTAAACCACCTGGTTAAAATTGTCGGCAAGCCACTGGCGCTCCGACAGAAAATATTTCCAGGCCTCCAGGAGGGCGGCGCGGGCGGCGGAGTAGGATGCCGTAAAATGTTTGATGAGGATCTCAAAAGGCAGTTCCAGGGCAACTCCGATCTGGCGCATAATTGCCAAGATAAAAGGATCGAAAGCGGCGTTCGGCCGGCCCGGGTTGCTGTCGTGAATTCTCTCGCCGGGCCTCAGACCAACAATCGCGCCGGAAGCCAGTTTGAGATCATCATCCGAGGTTGTGGATCCTGTCTCTTCCGACCGATTGGACAGATCCAGCACAGCATCTCCACTTCCAGACTCGATGAAAACGGTGAACATGCCGCTGATGACGGCGGCGGCAAGTTCGGCTTCAGTGTAAGTACCTAATTCTTTCAGAGCTTCAATAACAGGGGCCAGATCGGGGACTCCGCGGCTCTGGCCGGGGCGATCCGGAGCGAACAAATGGATGACATTCCGCAGACCGAGATTTGGGCCGAAGGCATCGACGATGTCCCACTTTGTGTCTTTGTGTTTCCAGCTCGCGCCGGGGTGTGATCTGCGAATATGATATTTGATGGGGGCGCCGCTTTTGTTCGTCTCGACGCCGCCGGCCAGGGTTTCTGTATCCGGCTTTAAATCTTTGTTGCATACCCGATCGGCCTCAATTACCTGGAGGCGCAGGTCATAAGGGAAATGTTGTCTATGGA